GTGGACCACGGCTTGCGCGGCCTCGCCGCGCCCACGGGAACGCGGTTGACGGCCTTACAGATCGCCACGCAGCAGCGCTGTACCAAGCGCAACGTGCACCTCAAGCTCGGACCGATTGTGGAATCTCTGAACGGAAATCACGCGCAATACGTGGAGAGCGTTCCCGGGCGGGGCGGCGTGAGCTATCGCTACGACCTGGCGCTGGTGAATGCGGCGTTTGACAGGGGCGAGCCGGCCGGTAGGGGCGAGCCGGCGGCTCGCCCGTACGAAGTACAGAGTTCGGAGCCAGAAACGTGCACCGCATCTGGCGCGGTGATGACGCGAGCGATCCCCTCCCTGGCTCCGAACCCTGGACTTCAACTCTCGGTCGCGGGCGGCCAGGCGCTGCTGCCCTTCGCCCGCGAGACGGATGAAGACCGCCGGCTGATTCCTTCCGACGTCGAGCGCGCCTGGTGCCGGGCGCGCCGCAAGGCCATCGAGCTCGTGATTTCGGAGGACTGGCGGCGCTGGATCGGGCAGGTGGTTCACGGGGTCGATATCACCGGCAACTCCGATTCGTTCGTTCAGGCGCTGGCGGTGGACAGTTCGAAGTGCGGAGTTCGGAGTTCGGAGCCAATCCCGTCCATAGGTCCAGCGGGGACGGGGGCAACTCCGAACTTCGATCTCCGAACTTCGAACTCCCTCCTCGACTGGCCGGCCATCGATCGCGACCTCCGCCTCGAGGCCAATGACCCGGCCGCAACCCTCGGCACTCTGTCACCCCGCACGCTCTGGCGCTGGATCTCGGCTTACAAAAAGGGCCGGGCGCTCGCGCTCTGCGACCTTTGCGGCGGCGAGGTTGATCCGAAGTCGCGCAATTGCCAGAAGTGCCGGTCCCGCCAGGAGCTGCCGAAGGGCCTGGCGGCGCTGCAACGGATCGAGCGGCGCGATCGCGGCGAGATTCGCCTGCATCCCGTCCACGCCGAGTACCTGACGGCCGCTTACTTCGGCGGCGACGACACGGTGCGCAAGGCGCGCCTGGCGCTGGAGCGGCCGCGCTCGGCCGTCGAGTGCCTCAACATGCTGCTCGCCGAGATCGCGGCCGGCGAGCTCCCCGGACCGCCCGCGGCGCCCGAGCCTTCACTGCGCGTCATTCGCCGCTGGATCCGCGAGGCGCTGCCCGCCATCCTTCGCAGCTACGCGCGCGACGGCCGCAAGCGGGCCCTTACGGCGCATGGGCCCTACATCCGGCGCGCTCCTGACGAGTTCCGGGTGAACGATCGCCGCTCGTGGGATTTCCGTCGCTCGAACGTACGGGTGTGGTTTCAGGCGGACGGTCAGCTTTACCGCCTCTTCTGCTGCGCCGCCATTGACGACGCTTCGCGCGATGTCGTGATGCGCTTCGACCTCTATCCCTCCGCCGCGTTGTTCAAGTCCACGTTGCGGCACGCGGTCACCACCTGGGGCGTGCCGCACGAGGACTGGATGGATAACGGGAAAGAGTTCACCTGCGAAGAGATTCTGGGGCGCCCGAAGAAAGAGCGCTTTGAAGTGGACGACGAATGCCGCTCGGCGTTCCATACGCTGGGCTCGGAGCCCCACTACTCCATCCGCGAGAATCCGAACGGCAAAGCGAAGCTCGAGCGGTTCTTTCAGACCATGGACCGGCTCGACCGTCTGCCCGGCTGATGCGGCGAAGCGAACAACCGCAACCTGAAAAACTACCGGGCCTTCGGACGTCCGGAGCGCCTGAAGGAAGAAGAGCGCGAGCACGCCGCGTGGTGTAGGGGCGAGGCTGCCACTACGCCACTTTGGGAGGCTAGCCGCTATATCGCCTACATGACGCGCGCCGTCAATGTCTACTATCGCAATCGCAAGCACCACGGCGAGGGAATGTGGCTGCGGTCGCCCGCGCAGATGCAGGCGGAGTTCGATAAGTCGGGCGGCGTGCGCCGCTTTCCGAAGCCGGGCGAGCTCGATCTGCTGCTCTGGTTCCGGAAGCGCCTGCGGGCGCGCGGCGACAAGGTTTCGATCCAGTACAACCACCGGACGCTGGTGTTTCGCGCGGCGCAGCTCGTCGCCCTCACCGGCGAGTGCGAAGTCGAAGTGCACGTCGATCCCATCAACGTCGATCGCGCCGTGGCCATCCCGCTCGCGGGCGATCGCCGGGCGATCACGCTTGAGCCCTGTATGCCCACCGGCCAGAAGACGGCCGCTGAACTGAAATTTGAAATAGAGCGCCAGGCGTCCATCCGCAAACAGGTGCGGCGCGCGGCGCTCGCAGGTTCCCGGCTCGCGCGGGTGCGCGGCCCGGAAGAAGCTCTCGCCCTGGCCGAGGCCCAGACCGCGTCAAAGGCTCATAACCTCCACGCCGATTCCGGGCCCGGCCGGCGCGAGGAGATTTCGATGGCGCCGTACGTGGGCGTGGACGCGCTCCTCGAGGAGCTGCGGGCGCAGGCGGCGGTGGACAGTCAACAGTCGACAGTCAAGACCGTGGACCCGAAATATCTGGATCAGGCGGAGGAGTTTTTCAAGTGAACCGTCTTTACCGCAACCACAGAGCTTACCTTATGCGGCTCAAGGCCAAGCTGATCGCGGCCTTCGGCGGCGCCTGCGCCTGGTGCGGATCGCAAGCGGAGCTCGAGTTCGCGCATTTGCGGGAGACCGGACTTAAAGGGCCATCGCGAGGGCAGTCGAAGCGGTTGCTCGACGTGCAGCGCAATCCCGACGCCTACAAGCTGCTCTGCCGGCCCTGTCACTGCACCTTCGACGGCCGAACTTACAGGATCGAGCGTTCCGAGCCTATAGAGGAAACTGCGGACGATCTGCTGCCGGTCCCCGGTTCCTGGCCGGAGTACCCGGAGAGCGCCTAGCCCCTGTGGTGATGGTGAAGGTCTTGGAGAAGAAATGGCGCTAAGCACTGAAAACCGCGAATCACTGGAAAGTAATCCGCCGCCGCCCGCTTCCGAGCTTCGCCCGGAGCTGCGGCGGTATCTCGCTTCCTCCGGGATGAGCATTACCTCGTTCGCGGCGGAGGTCGATTACTCGAAAGTGGCCGTGGCGCACTTCCTGCGCGGCATTTACGCGAAGGTGGCGGCCACAGACTCGAACATCCGCCGGGCGATCGCCGATTACATTCGCCTCCATCCTGTGGGCCCGGACGAGCTCGGGCTTGCCCGCAAGCTCCTGCACACGCCGGACACCAAGCTCTGCTTCGCGCGCATCCACGAGGCGCACGAGCGCGGGCTGCGCATCGTGATCGAGGGGCCGCCGGGAACAAGCAAGACGGAATGCTTCGGGCAGTACTTCGCGCGGCGCAATCGCGCGGCCTGCCAGGGCGCGGTGCGCGATACCGTGCTCGTGGAGTGCTTCCCGTGCATTACGGGCGTGGCCGTGCTGCGCGAGATCGCGCGGCAGCTCGGGGCCAACTGGAACGCGAACCGCGACATGCTGATGCGCAACGCCGTGCGCAAGCTGCGCGGGGTGCACGCGGCCACGGAAGGGAAAGGGCACGCGCTGATCCTGGTGGATGAGTGCCAGTTCCTGCTCGACAGGGAGGCCGAGGCGCTCGATACGCTCCGCCGGTGCGTGGACCTTTCGCGCTGCGCGCTGGTGCTGGCCGGGCACTTCAGCTTCATGCGCCACGCCACGAATGGTCTCGGCTCGCAGCTCGAGCCCGCGCTGCAGCGCTTCGACAAAGTGACGCACCTGCGCGGCCTGCGCCCCGAGGACGTGCCGGGCGTGGCGGCGGAATTCCTCGCCCAAAGCGGTACGGGCGGCCCGGCGGGTACGGGCGACCGGCCCGGTCGCCCCTACGAAACGCTCTCGGCCGAATCCTTGAAGCTGATCACGCAAGCCGTGACGGTGACCGATCGCAACGCGGCCGCGCGCGCGCGCCTGGTGCGCGATGCGGAATCGGGACCGCGAACGAAGATCGAGCCGACCTACGCCTCCATCCGAAGGCTGCGCAAACTCCTCGAGCGCGTGGAGGAAATGCGGGCGATCGAAGAGAACAAAGGCGAGCCCCTCGAGGCGCTGGTGCGCTCGGCCGCGCGAATGATGATCAGCGCGGAAGGGCGGGCGCTGTAGGGCTCGGGTTATTTGTGATCTGCGATTTTGTGGTTGACCGGAGCGAGTGATGGAAGGCGATCTTCTCTGGCATCTCGAAAACGACGGCAAGCACATTCAGCGCCGGCGGACGGCGGCGGACGGCGAGCTCGTGGATGCTGCGCTCAATGAATGGCGCGAGGCCGTGGCCATGTTCAGCGGCGCTCGGATCTCGAGCGCTGTCATCCCGTGGGATAGCTGGTCAGCCTGCATGCGCGAGATCGAGCGGCTGCGATCGGACAATGACTCGCTGGTGGCGAGCCTGGACGCGCAGCGCGAGCGCACCGAAACGCTAAAGGCGGCGCGGCAGCGCGACCGCAAGACGATCAGGAAGATCAAGATTGTGGGCGCAGTGGTTCTCTGTGTCTCGTTGTTCTCTGTGGTGAAAGCCTTTTCCTGAAGGGGGTGAACGATGGCAAGAGTGGAAATTGAGGGCGGACGGCAGGTGATGGTGCTCGAGTCCGACGAGCTGCTGGCCATCCAGGCGGGCGATTGGGATGCCGTGCTCCAGGACTTCGTGAACACCTCCATGGAGCTGACCGAAAAGCGCAAGCAGGTGGAGTATCTCGCGGGCGAACTGCACCAGGCGGAGACGGACCGGGCGGCGCTGCGCATTGAGGTTCAGGAATTGAAAGCGAGGCTCGGGTTCGGGCCGGGCGAGCCGGCGGCTCGTCCCTGCGAAGGCGTGACGGGATTATGAGCTCCGACAGTCTGCCCATCGAGCGCCAGGTCTTGAATCTGGCATCCGCCATTCTCCTCGAGGGGGAGCAGCGCGGCTGGTCCAGTCTGCGTTGCTCGGAAGAGATCGCGAAGAGCGTGACGGAGAATTTCGAGTTGTTGCCGCACGCGGAGGTTGGGGACAGAAGTGAGTGAGATCCTTCAAGCGCTGAGATCGCGGCGGGATCGCGTGACCCGGGCCATCGAGATCCTCACTGATTGCGGGCCTGCTCGCTCGGCGCGCCGTCCTTATGTGCGCTTCAACGCCTGGTCGAGGCGCGACCTGGAACGGCTGCGAGCGCTCTGGCCCACGGCTTCGGCCGAAGCTATCGCCCAGCAGCTAGGCCGGAGGCGCACCGCGAAAGCGATCGCCTCAAGGGCGAAGGTTCTGCGCCTTCGCAAAGCGGAAGGTTATGGGCACCGGCCCTGGACGGAAGCCGAAATTGAAATCCTGCGCGCACGCTATCCGCACGAACCGACATCGACTCTGGCCCCTGATCTCGGCCGAAGCGCTCTTAAGGTTTACGCGAAAGCCAACAAGATCGGCCTTCGCAAGACGCCCGAGTACCTGGCGACGCCCGCTTATAAGGACCAAATTACCGGACTTGAGCTCGGGGCTGCCTGCCGATTCCACAAAGGCCTAGTTCCCTGGAATAAAGGCCGGAAGATGCCGGGCTGGGCTCCCGGCCGCATGCGTGCGACGCAGTTCAAGAAGGGCCAGCATCCGGTTGGCTGGAAGCCGATCGGCTCCACGCGGATCAACGCGGACGGATACCTCGATCGCAAGGTTGCCGACACGGGCTATCCGCCGCATGACTGGAAGGGCGAGCACGTTCTGCTCTGGACCGAAGCGCACGGTCCGGTTCCGCGAGGCTACATCGTGGTCTTCAAGGACCGCGACAAGCGGCACGTCGCGCTCGGAAACCTGGAATGCATTTCGCTCACTGAGAACATGCGCCGCAACACGATTCACAACCGGTATCCGCCCGCGCTGCGCAATCTGATCATGCTGAATGCCGCGCTCAAGCGCCAGATCCGGAGAAGAGAGGAAAAGGACGATGCCACAGAAAACAACCATCGAGGATTTGCGCGGGCACCTGTTCGAGCAGATCGAAGAGCTTCGTGATCCGGACAAGAAGATCGACTTGGACCGCGTGAAGGCCGTGAACGCCGTAGCGCGCACCATCATCGACAGCGCCAAGGTTGAAAATCAGTTCTACGAAATCACGGGCACGGAGCCCGCGAACGAATTCTTCAAGAAGGGCCAGCGGCAGTTAGGGAACGGCGCGAATGGCAAGTGAGCCGACGTAGGCGCGACCCGGCGGGGCGACCCGGCGGGCCGCCCCGTACCGCGATGGGGAGGCCGTGGCATGAAGGATCTGGGAAACTGCTGGCCCTGCAAGGACGCGCAACTGGAGCGGCGGGCCGTGGATGTGTACAACGGCATTCCGATGTGCCTTCTCTGCCTCCAAGATGCCGAGAGCGCGCCGGCGGAGCCGCTGAAACCAGAAGGCCAGAAAGCACGAAAGCCAGAACAGGCCACTACCTGTTTTGCTCCCTCAGTTGAGGTCGAAGAACCGGAAGCACCAAAGGAGAAAGCTATGGTCAGCAGAGACGAGGTTGTGCGGCTCTACGAGTCTGGAATGGGTGCGACGCAGATCGCGCGGCAGCTCGGCGTTGCCGATGCGTCGATTCACTACCACCTGAAGAAGGCCGGCGTGCACAAGCGTGGGCAGGCGAAAGGGGAGACCGCTCGCAAGCCGCGCGCGGCCACGCCGAAAACGAATGGTCGCGCGAACCCGAGCAATGGCCGCTCCCCGGTTTCCGACGATCATCCGTATCACACCTTGATTCTCGAATTAGAAGAGCGCGCCGCGAAGATTCTGGCGGCTGCTGATGTGCTTCGCGAGACTTATGAATTAAGCCGATGACCCGACCCCCGAATCCCGAGTCCCGAGCCCCGGACCCGCGCCACGCTCCGGCCATGGCCGTGATCTCGCGCGAATACGAGCGCTGGAACTCGCTGGCGCTGCCTTCTCCGGGGCGCGTGGCGGCGGCGCTCAAGCAGTTCCTGGTGGAGAACCAGCGCTGGTCGATCGACCAGATCACGCGTTCCATCATGAACCGCTTCGCGAGCGACATGAATCCGGCGGATGAGCCCTGGGTGTGGCTGCCGTACCTCGCGCGTTACGCGCGGGGTCCGCTCGACAAGTTCAGCCGGCCGAAGGCGAGAGCCGAGGGCGAGAGCCAGCGGGAGCTGGTCGAACGCAAGCTCGCGGAGGACCGCGAGAGGAGAAAATTGAGTCATTGAGTCATTGACTCATTGAATCAATCCCATGATCCCACGATCCCAACGCACCGCCGATCCGCTCAACGAATTCGATTACCGCGTGGCCGCCATCATCAGCTCGCGGCGCGGGGCGGCGAACGCCATCGCCATCGGCGAGATCATCGCGCAGATGTGGCCCGAGGAGTGGTTCCGGATGTCGGGCTCGGCGCGCTGGCTTCGGAATCACGAGCGCGAGATCAAGGGCGCGGTGCACAACCTGCGCCGCGCCGGGCGCGCCGTGGGATCGAATCGCGGCGCCATGAAGGCGCTGCCCAAAGGCTACTTCATGGTGGAGACCGCGAAGGAGCTCGAAGACACCGTGGGGCCGCTGCGGCGCCAGGCGCTCAACCAGCTCGTCACGGTGGGGCGGCTGCTCGGGAGCGATCGCGAGAAGCTGCGGGATCTGGCGGGGCAGATTCGGCTCGCGCTTGAGCCGGCGGAGGGGCGAGCCGGCGGCTCGCCCGTACAGGAGCTATGAAACCCGACCGCGATCTCCTCCGCAAGATGTTCGCCGCCTGGAACCGGCTCTCGCCTTCGCTCAATTTCGAAGGTGACGAGCGCGAGGCGCGGATGGATTGGACCCGCGCCACGCTAGGGCAAATGTCAAAGGGCGGGAACCCCGAACTTCGAACTCCGAACCCCGAACCCTCCAGTTGGAACGATCTCACCAAAGGGCAGGCGGTCTATCTCCTGAAACGCATGAACGAGGAATCCGGCGACGGCCCCGCGCATCGCGCCATCGTGATCGCCAAGCTCGCGGCCGATTTGTGGCCGGGGCACTGGGACGAGTTTCTGCGCCATCGCATCCAGGAGCGCTTCGGCTTCAATTACACGCGCGCCGAGGATCTCGAGCCCATCGATGCCCACCGTCTGATCGAGGAGCTACTGGACCGGATCGCGCGGCGCGACGAGTGCGATATCGAAGAGGTTCGTAAACGGGTTTTACCACAGAGACCACAGAGGACGCAGAGAAAGGCGGTCGCAGCATGACGGTCAATCCCAAGGTGCGGGCGATGCTCGAAAAAACATTGCCGCTCAGCGTGCAACGAATGCTTGGAATCGAGGCGCCTGCCGTGCCGGCACCTGAACCCCTCCCGAACCCCGTAACTCTGTCCAGCATCTGCGGCGTCAACGGCCTCATTCCGGCCGCCGTCGCCAAACAGTGCGGCATCGGCGCCACGCGGTTCGCGGCGCAATGGTCCGCCATCCAGCCCGATCCGGGCTCCTGGACCTGGGGCGCGACCGATAACGCCATCACGGCCGCGCAGGCCGCGGGGCTCGAGGTTTGCCTGATGCTGTTCGGCACTCCGCCCTGGGCGGCGGCGCCGGGACAGCCGTCCACGGCGGTGGCGATCCCGCAGGCGCAGGCATGGGCGGCGTTCGTGCGGGCTGCGGCCACGCGCTACACGATCGCGCCTTACAACGTGACGTATTTCCAGGTGTGGAATGAGCCGATGAGCGGGGCGTACTTCAACGGGTCTCTCGATGAGTACGTTGAGGATCTGCTGATCCCGGCGGCGCCCATCATCCGTGCGGCCGGCGGGAAGGTGGTTTTCGGCGGCTGGCCGTGCTCCGAGTGGCTCTGGGCTCCGAATGCCCCGCCGTATCCCGCCGCCGGGGCGGCCATGCCGGGTATGCGGGCGACCGGCCCGGTCGCCCCTACGGGCACGGCGGCCATGCCGGGTGGACGGGCGACCGGGCCGGTCGCCCCTACGTACACGCCGGCCGCGCTCGCGGCGCTCGCGTCTACCGGCCTGTACGGGCTGCTGCACGATATACGGGGCTGCGCGGCGGCGATCGACATTATGGACCTGCACTACCCGAATCCCTGGAACTTCGAGCGCCTTTACAAAGACTGGGTGACGCCGGGAACGCTCGCGGCCGCGTGGGGCTTCAAGCCCTTCGCGGGTCTGTGGCAAACCGAAACCGGCTTCCGGACGGCAGCGGCCGGGGCGGAGTACGCGGCGCTGTTGAGCTGGGTTCAGGTGCCGGCACGGCAGGCGCCCAACGTAAAAGCTTTCTGGTACCCCGGCGCGGGCAACGCGGGCGACGGTGACGCGATCTGCGATTTCGCGGGCAATTTGACCTCGAACGGGACCGAGCTTGCGGCGCTTTGCGCCGCAGTGGCCAGTGGCAAGTGACGAGCGCCGAGCATGGCTGGCTCGACGGCGGTCGCGTGAATCCGGGCGGCGCTCACAAGCACCTCGGCGACGGCAGGGGGACGGATGGCAGGGAAACGGACATGTCCGGTGTGTAACGAGGAATTCACCCCCGATCGGGCCAACCAGGTCTACTGCAAGACCTCGCGGCCGCTGTGCAAGGAAGTGGCCCGGAGCCGAAACTCGATTGTGAAACGGGTCCGGCGAGATCGCCTGCCGCTCCTGGATGCCCAATCTGAGGCCCTGGTGCCAAAATCTGCCGTGGTAACCACGGATTCCGGTACCGGTGCCCACCCGAAGCGCATTCGCCGCTCCAGGGCCGTTCCTGAGAATGTCCGGAGGGCCCGGGAGCTGGCGAAGCTCTTGCGGGAGATTTGGGGCATCCCGTTCCGGGTTCGCGCCGGACGGCCTGCCACCTATTGATGGCAGTAAAACGTGAAACGTAGGGGGGGCGACCCGGCGGGTCGCCCGTACGAAACATGGAATGTTGCAAAGAATGCGGCGGACGGATGAAGGTGTCGCGGTCGATTCGCGGCAGCGTGACCGGCACTCGCCGCCGTCTGCGCGTCTGCGAAGCCTGCGGGACGATCCAGGCGTCTACGGAAGTTCCGGACCCCACGCTCCGGAATTTTCGCGTGGATCGCGCCGCCCAGGAGCGCGCCCGGCGCCAGCGCGAGCGCGAAAAGCAGTTGCAGCTACTCTAAAAAATCGCGGCCAGACCTGACCGCGAACAGCCCCTACCCCTATTGACTTGCCATCTTGCGGGCCTCATTCTGCCACCTGGACACCGGTCCAGTCGGACACTCTGAAGGCCGGGGCTGATCCCCTCGGCCGAGGGCGGCGGTTGCCTAGGAACTGCCGTCGCCCATCTGAACCAAGAGCAAATTGATTTCCTGAAAGCCGTCACGCCTCCCGCGCTCGATTGCGAACGCGAGACCGGCATTCCCGCCGCCATCACCATCGCCCAGGCCATCCTCGAAGCGGCCGGCCGGGGCGCGGACGGGCAATTCCACTGGGGCGGCTCGGTTCTCTATCGCACCGCCAAGAACCCCTTCGGCATCAAGGCCGGCAAGTGGAGCGCGCCTTACCTCTACGCCACCATCAACGAGCCCACCACCGAATTCGTGAAGGGAAACGGCCATGAACAGGTAGAGCACATCATGGCGCCCTTCGCCATGTTCGGCAACCTCGGCAAGGCCTTCGACTGCCACGCGCACCTGTTCCTCGATCATCAGCTCTACGCGGCGGTCAAGGCGGCCGCGCTCGCGCGTCCGGTGAACCTTGAGGCGTTCGCGGCATCGCTTGGGCCGAAGACGGGTGCGGGCGATACAGAGCACTGCGGCTACTCGACCAATCCGAACTACGCCGAAGAGCTGATGGCGCTCGTGCGAGCCCACGATCTGGATAAGCCGGAGGCGCTGCTGGCGCTTTTAGGGCCGGGGCTCGGGGCTCCGGGTTCGGGGCCCGGGACGGCGAATGGGTGATTTCGCCTTTCGGTTTCGGTTTTCTCGTTGGGCTGGCGGTCGGAATCGTGGTCGGGATCTGGTTGCGGAAGGACGAGCATTGAACTCAGAAATCAGAAGTCAGAAACAAACCGGACGTATCCGTTGGACGACTGGCGGACCCCAGGCGGCATCCCCGGCTGGAGAAAAAGTCGATCTAGGAGCGCGGCACGCAACCCGCAAGGGATAGCGACCGAAGCGGTGCAAAGGCAGAAGGTCCGCACCCTAGGGGTAATTCCCGATGGGCGGCTGAATATCCGAGGTTAACTTGAGCCGTGCGGACGAACCGAGGATTTGAGGCCGGCAGGAAAGCTGATGCCTGCGAGCGTTGCCGGGTCAACGCTTTCTGACTTCTGATTTCTGACTTCTGGTTTTTTAGGCTGCCACCCACACGAAGGGGCAGAGGTTGATTTACAGGCAGACAAACGCGGCGTGCAGGGCTCTGAGTGGACGGAGAGAGCCCCTTGTCCCGAGCCGGCGGCGAGTCCGAGGCGGTCACCGTGGCGCTTTCACAGGCTGCGGCTCTGCCGAAAGACGGGAGAAAAGCTTAAGGTCCACCGTTGCCTGTCCAGGGAATCGATCAATGGCTGATATTCCGCTTGGGATGAGTTCCCCGGCGGCGGCTAGTGAAGCCCATAAGGAGTACCCAGGGGCGACCGGTAGCCCCTGGTTTTTCTCCGCGCGCTCTGTGGTGAAAACGTTATGGATTTGAAATCGATTCTCGGAAAAATAGCAACAACCGGCGCCAAGGCCGGGGTTTCGGCCGCCGAGAATTTGCCGGGCGCGGGGCCGCTTGTGCAGGCGTTCGCTCCGCAAGTCATTAAAGCCCTCGGCGACAAGATCGATCCGGCCGCGAAGCCTGCGCTCGACGCGGCGGCGGCGGCGGTTGGCGACGATTTGCAGAAGGCGGAGCTCGACCACAACACGCAGATCGCGCAGATCACGAGCGCGAATCTCACCGCCGATTCTTCCTCGAATGATTCTTTCGTGCGCCGCGCGCGTCCGGCGTTTCTGTGGGTGATCACGATCGGCGTGGCGTTTTCGGTGGTGGTCTTTCCGGTGATCAACGCCTTGATGGGCAAAGGCCTGGTGATGCCGGAGATCCCGAGCGCGTACCTGGACCTCTTCGGCGTGGCCTTCCTCGGCTACACGGGCGCGCGGTCGATCGAGAAGATGGGGAACAAGGCGTGAATCCTTACGACATCGCCTGGAGCCTTTCGAAGACTCTCGGCACGCTGGCGGCGGGCATCGCGGTCTTGAAATTGTGCCTGGCCGGCAGCCGGTTCTTTGATCGCGCTGCGGGCGGCATCGGGTCGGTCTCGGAGCGCATTGCGAAGTCCATGGAGAGCCAGGAGCAGTCGCAGGCGCTGCTGGTGCAATCAGGGCAGCGATCGGCGGAATCGAGCGAGCGCCTGGCGAAGAGTGCGGAGATCAACTCGCAAATACTTCCCACGCTGCAACGATGGGAAGAGGACCGGCGCGATCAGTCGATGACGATGCGCGTGATTTCGCGCCAGTTGCGCGAGATCAAAGAGCGCCTCGCAATCGAGGGGGAAGACCTTGGGGAATCCGAAAAATAAACAGGTCCTGCGCGAAATCGAGCGCGGGCAATTGCTTCGGCTGCTCCGGGAGTTCTATCCGGGCGGCGCCACGTTCCGCACGCTGCTGCACCAGATGGACGACACGGGCTACAGCGTGCTCGGGTCCGAGCTGCTCTTCCACCTGAACTACATGGAGGAAGAAGAGGCCGTGGACATCGACTGGGAGCCCAAGGAAGTGGGCCGGCCGGAGCGCATCCGCCTGGTGAAGATCACCAAGCGGGGGATCGACATCCTGGACGGCCGCAAGGAAGGCGAGCTCGGAATCCGTGTGTAGGGGCGACCCGCCGGGGTCGGCCCCTACGAAATCGGAGGGCTAGCACCTAGCCCCTGACACCTGGAACCTATGAATGGGAGAGCAGCCTACAGAGATCGAGCGTTTGGATGCAGCGAATCCCGGCCTGCGCCTCGCCGTGGATCTGATGTTCGACCGGCACGCCACTTTGAAAATGGTGGCCGTGATGCTCAAAGAGCGCTACGAGGCGGAAGTGCCGGAGCGCACCATCGCGAATTATCGCGAGCGGCGGTACCGGCCGGCCAAGGCGCGGATCGAGTACCTGCAGGAAAAGACGCTCGCCATCGTGGAGATCGCGAAACGGGTGTCAGAGGGGGAGATACGCGACGCGCGCATATACGAGGAGCTGGACTCCCTGGACCCGAAAACGCTCCTGCGCGCACGGTATGACTCAGCCAGGCTCGACATCGAGCGCGGCAAATTGGCAGTCGCCGAAAAGCAGGCGGAGACGGAACGCGGGCTTTTGGAATTGAAAGTTCGCGAGCTCGAACAGAAGCAGCGGCAGGTGCAGGAAGACCTTGAACAAGCCGAGCAACAAGTCGCAGCAGGCGGCACGCTCTCAGCCGAAGCGGTCCGCAGGATCCGCGAGCGCACCTTTGGGCTCGCCGGCGTCGGGTCCGGTGCTGCCGTTCCGGGCGTATCAGAACCGGTGGATCGATGATCGCGAACTCTTCAAGCTCGCCGTCAAGAGCGCGCGCATCGGCTTTACCTTCGGCACCGCCGGCGAGGCCGTCTTCGATTGCCTGGAGCATCCGAAGACCACTTGGGTGTACCTCGCGGCCGCCAAGCACCAGGCGCTTGAATTTATTGAGGAAGCCGTGACGCCGATCGCGAAGGCCATGCGCGAAGTGGCGCACACGTTTCCGGTGGAGAAATTCGCCGACGAAATGGGAGAGAGCGAGTACTTGCAGCACAAGGTAAAATTCCGCAACGACAGCCGCATCATCGCCCTGCCGTCGAATCCGCGCACGGCGCGCGGTTATCCGGGCAACGTGATCCTGGACGAGTTCGCGCACCACGAGGACTCCTACTCCATCTGGGCCGCCATGACGCGCCAGATCGCGCTTGGCCACAAGATCCGGGTGCTCTCCACGCCCAACGGGCAACAGGGCAAGTTCTACGATCTTGCCAAAGACTTCGGCCTTGCCGACGGAGTGCCCCCGGTGCCGAATCCGCTTTTCAAGGACGACTGGTCCTGCCATTGGATCGATGCGCCCATGGCGATCGCTCAAGGCTGCCCGATCGACCTCAAGAAAATGCGCAACCTGATGAAGGACGACGACACCTTCAACCAGGAATTCATGTGCATTTTCAACGCCTCGACGGGCGCCTGGCTGCCGCTCGAATTGATCGCGAATTCCGAGGACGCGGCGGCCACGGTGGATTGGCCGGCCGGCTACGAGCCCGTGGGTCCGCTCTATGGAGGCATCGATGTTGCCCGCGAACACGACAAGACGGTCCTTTGGGTGGACGAGCAGTTGGGTGAGATCTCGATCACGCGGCTGGTGCTTCGGCTTCATGGTATGCCTTTTCCAGATCAGCAGCGAATGCTCCAGCCTTGGGTCAAACGGCTTACGCGTTGCGCTCTCGATTCCACGGGCATGGGCATTGCTCTGTACGACTACCTCAATGAGGCTTGTCCGGGCCGGATGATGGGCGTGAACTTCGCCGGCACGAATGACAACGGGGTGAAGCTGAAGACCGATCTCGCGGTGCGCATCAAGCAAAAAATGGAAAAGGCGCATTCGCGCATCCCGCGCGATCCCGAGATCCGGCAGGCCTTCCAGGCCATCAAGCGCGAAGCTACGCCGAGCGGAGTGAAGTTCGACGCCCCGCGCATCGAGATGGACACTTCGGCCTCGCAGGGCCCGCGCCGCAAGGCCTGGGGCCATGCGGATGAGTTCTGGGCCAAGGCGCTGGCGGACCTGGCGGCGGATCAGCCGGTTTATCACCTGAAGGGCGTGGCAGCCACGCTGGGCGAACCGGTGATGGCGGGGATGGATCGTTTGTGGGGCTAGGCGAAAAGTGGCGAGTGGCAAGTGACAAGTGACAAGCAAAGGCAAAAGACGGGGATTGCTCGCGGCGTTCGGAATGACGGGAGCGCTTCTGCTGTCGATTGTCAACTCTCGACTGTTAGCTGCTGATATGGCGCGAACAAGACATTCCGCGGCGGTTGATCGGGCGGTTTCGAACGCTGATCAGGATCTCGGCCTTTCGGCGAGCCCCACGCGCACGCGCGGCGGGGTTCGGACTTATCCCGGCGGGCGCGGGGTGAACTCCCAGTCCGGTGGCGTGCAGTCGCGCGTCAACGCTGTTGCTGCGCCAAGGGCTCCCAGCGGGAATCTCGAGCCGATCACCGAGTCTGTGTTCGGCGTCTCTGGCACGCCCATTACTTCCGGTTTCCTGCGCGTGCTTGAAGAGCAGAACCAGTGGCTCTACGGCCGCAACGGCGTCCGCACTTATTACGAGATGTCGGAAGGCGATGCGCAGTGCCGCGCCACTTTCGCCGCCTGCAAGCTGCCGGTAATGAGCGCGAAGTGGAAGGTGACTCCGGGGGATGTAAGGGCGACCGGTCCGGTCGCCCGTACGGCTTCGACCGGGGCGGGCAGGAGCACTTCCGCGAAGGCTCAGGATGTTGCCGATTTCATCCAGGACGCGCTTTGGAACCTTGAATTCCAGGATGAGGCCGGGAGCTGGCACACGCAACCCTGGAGCACTGTGGTTGCGAACGCGCTCGACATGCTGGTGTATGGCTGCGCGGTCCACGAAGACGTGCACCGCATCGATGGCGACGCCATCCGGCTGCGCGCGCTGCCGGGCCGCCTGCCCATCACGTTTTATCGCTGGATCACGGCGCCGGACGGCGAAACGCTGCAATCGCTCGAGCAGTACGGGTACCGGCGCGATCAGTTCCTGAACGTGCCGCTGCCGGCCTGGAAGATCTGCCGGTTCACGTATCAGCAAAAGGGCGCAAATTTCTGGGGCATTCCGCTGTCGCGCGCCATGTGGCCCCACTACAGGATCAAGACCGGGCTCTACCGTCTGGACGCGATCGCCTGCGAGAAGAACTCGATGGGCATTCCGACCTACCGGCTCTCAAAAGGGCACAACGCTGAGGATGACGCCGAGGCCTTGCGGTTGCTTTCGCAGATCGCCGTGCACGAGAAAACCTGCATGATTGAGTCGCCCTGCGATGCGCCCACGGACGGCTTCCGGGTTGAGGGTTACAAGGGGAGCATTCGCGATGTCTGGCCGAGTATCCTGCACCACAACCGCATGATCTCGACGGCCGCGCTCGCGCAAATGCTCGAGCTCGGGCAGGAAGGCAAGGGCGGGTCGCGCGCGCTCGGCGAATCGCACACCAAATTTTTCCAGCTTGCGGAGCAGGCGATCGCGGACCAGATCGCCGAGACCATCACCGCGACTACGATCCGCCGCCTCGTGTATCTCAACTTCGGCGATGGCGCGCCGGTGCCGAAGCTGGTGGCGGCGAATGTGCAGGCGCGCGGGCTTGAAGAGATCGTGGATCACCTGACGGAACTGGCGAAGAACGGCCTGGTTCTGAGCACGCAGGAACTTCGCGACGGGCTTCTCTCTGAGCTCGGCCAGCCGGCCGAATCGCGCAAGGGGATCATCACCACGTTCCGCGGCGAAGTGATCGACGCCGAATCGGATAACCCGATCGGGGCGCCCCCGGCAGGGGCAGGGGCAGGGCAGCAGGAGCCAGGAGACGAGGAGCAAGAGAAGCCGGGGTCCGGGGCTCGGGGTTCGGGGTCCGGGAAGAGCAAAAGCGCCCGCGCTCGCGAGATGAGCGCCGCCGACGCAGGGGCGGCCCGCCGGGTCGCCCGCACCCGGGCGGAGGTTTCGCCGTATTGGCATCAGCCGGTGGCATCTTCCGAGAAGCACGTCGACTGGCGCGAGGTCAACGCGCATACCGACCGCACGGCCTTCTCGCTTCGCGCCGCGCTCGGCAAGGCCAAGATTCCGGTAATTCAGGCTGTGGCGCGCCAGGTGGCCGCAGGAACGTCGGAAGGCAAGCCTGCGAGCGAAGTGACGTTGAAGCACGATCAGGCCCTGGACGACGCCATTACGCCGATTGTGCAGGCCGCTTACGAAACCGCGCGCGGGCATGTGAAGGACGAAATGAACCGGCTGCGCGTGGCGAAGCATGGGCGCGTGCCGGCGATCCCCACGCTTCCGCCCACGCCGGAGCAATCGCGGATGTTCGCCGCGAGCCCCGGGTCGCGAATTCCGAGTCCCGAGCTCGTCGCCGACGGCCTGGTGCAGAAGCTCGTGAACCATTACGGCGTCACGGCGCGATCGCTCGCCGTCGACGGCGCGGATGAGGCGGAAATCGCGGCCGGGCTGAACGATCTTTCGGATGGCTACCTCGATACGCTCGCGGGGCAGGGCGCGCGGCAATCCACCGCGCTCGGGCGCTTTGACGAGCTCGCCGGCGTCGACGACGAGGTGCAGGCGAACGGCGGGCGCTACGAGCGCTCGGAGATCCTCGACCAGAACACTTGCGGGCCCTGCGCGGCCGGCGACGGCAATACCTGGGATTCGTTCGATGAGATCGACTGGGAGCCCGGCGACGATTGCGACGGCGGTGACAATTGCCGGGGCACGGTGATTGCGGTGTTTGGGTAGGGGCGAGCCGGCGGGCAGGCGAGCCGGCGGGCAGGCGAGCCGGCGGGGTACGGGCGACCCGGCGGGTCGCCCCTACGGATAAATTATGCTTCGTTTCACGCTCACAGTTCGCGGCACGGAAAAGATCGACTTCGCGATCTCGGGCCTCGTCGCCCAGATCCGCGACTGGCGCGAGCTTTGGCCTCGGGTCACGGATCTGATCGAATCGCGCATCATGCGGCCTCAGTTCGAGTCGCGCGGCATCCGGGGCAGCGGGATCTGGGCGGGGTACAAGCGCACGTATTCGCGGGCCAAGGTCGAAGGCGAGCCCGCGAGCCTGCGCGCCGATGACCGGCTTTACGATTCGCTGATCGGCCACACGGGCGACACGGTGGAAGACTACCAGCCCTTGAGCATGCGCTTTGGCACCAGCGTCCCTTACGCGATTTATCACCAGATGGGCACGCGCAAGATGGCGCAACGGCCGATCTTCGATTTCCAGCCGGACGATAACCGCGCCATCGCTTCCATGATGACGGCTACCGCCAGGAATTACGCCCGGAGGCTAGGGTTCAAAATTCTCGGGCAGGCCGGGCGCGACGTTACAGGACCTGAAGCGCTGCAGGCCGGCGCCGCGGCGCTCGCGGGCGGGGCTGGCGCTTCGCTCGGTTCGTTTTTGTAGGGGCGACCCGGCGGGTCGCCCGTACGGCAACGGCGGGTCGCCCGTACGGCAATCCGGCGGGTCGCCCGTACGGCAATCCGGCGGGTCGCCCGTACGACTTTTGGAAGGAGCCCGCGAGGGCGAGAGGAGAGTAGGAAATGCGAATGATGAATGATGAACAGGGAACGATGAACCGTCTCAAGAGGCTGGCGATGGGGCTGCTTTGTTCAGCATTCATCGTTCTGACTTCTGCATTGGCTTCTGCCCAATCGCCGCAGATCACGTTCTACCAGACCACGGCGATCTACCCTTACCCGGTGATCTCCACGCTCGCCTGGGGCGGCACTCAATTGAACGTGGCGGCTACCACGCAGAGCTTCATTGTGCAGAACACCGGCACGGCTACGGCCTCCACGGTGGTGGTGGCGATTTCCACGGGCAATACGGGAGACTTCTCGCTGACCACGTCCCCCGCTACAAACTGCGGCGGGTCGCTCACCGTCAACGCCACCTGCACGGTCACGGTGACCTTCACGCCGGCGGCTACCGGGTCGCGCTCAAGCGAAGTGCTGGTGTCAGGCTCGAACTTCACCTCGGCGTCACTGCCGATCACCGGCATCGGGATCTCGCTGGTGCCGCCCACCCCGAGCGCCAACTACACTCTCGGCTGCACGGGCGCCTTGACCTCGACGGGCACGGATTACCTATTCATGGCGGGAGGCACCACCAGCGCCTGCAGCACGAACACGTCGGCCGCCACGGGCTTTGCCCTGACTTCCGGCGGCTATCTCGAAAACCTGTTCGTCACGGTCAATCACGTTGTGACCACGGGGACGGATACCTATACGGTCCTCGATTGTTCGGGCGCTTCATGCACGCCGACGTCCACGGGAATCACCTGCACGATCACGGGCGCAAGCGCGCTCTCCTGCAAGGACGTGACGCACAGCTACCTGGCACTGGCGGGAGACTGGATCACGATTTCGGTGGCCACGTCGGGCGCGAGTGCCGCGACCGTTCCGATCGCGTCTCTCGAAAAACACTAGAAGCCTTTGACCACAAAGGACACAGAGAAAATGCGGCACGGAGAGACACGGAGAATGAAACTCGAAACCCGAAATTCGAAACTCGGTCTGTTGCTCTGTGCCCTCTGCGCGCTCTGTGGCGGCCGGGCGTTTGCCGCGGGGCCAAATCCCGAGCCCCTGGCTCCGAACCCGGCCTTCCGTATTTCGGCGCATGGCCACGGCGACTTTGAAGTCTCCGCGCCCGATCCCACCAGCACGCCGGGGAACGCGAGCCAGGTCTCCACGGTGGTCTTCAACGCCAGCGCCAACGCGATCAACATCGTGGCCGGCAGCTTCACGCCCACCAGTCGCACGCCGGGGAATATCGACCAGGTGTTTACGTCGATCTTCAACGCGGCGAATAACGCCATCCAGGTGGATTGTCTCTCGGGCTGCGGTGCGTCTTTCCCGAATCAGAGCGCGAACGTGTTTTTCTCCGGGCCCTCGAGCGGCGGATCGGCGGCGCCCGCGTTCCGCGCCATCGTGGCAGCGGACATCCCGACGTTGAATCAAAACACGACGGGCACGGCGGCCGGGCTGGCCGGCAGTCAGAGCGCGAATTTGTTTTATTCCGGACCGTCCAGTGGGTTGGCGGCGACGGCTACATTTCGCGCCATCACCGAGCTTGATATTGTCTCGGCGCTCGCGACGGCTCCCGTGATCGCTAACCCTTTGGGACCCACGGCGACCGGAGCCACTTATGTGATCGACGGCGTGACCTACGCAAACATGAACGCTTTTCTGGCCGGTTACACGGGCGGCCAGGTGGCCAACGTGATTGAGGCCAACTGCGCGAATGAGACCGGGGCGAACGCCTGGAGCACGAATCCCTGGGCGGTGATTTCCTGGCTGCACCTGACCATCAAGGCCAGCAAGACCGCTTGCCAGTCGAATGTGCAGGTGGTGGTTTCCGGCGGCGGCCTGGAGCCGGAAGGCCAGGAAGGCAACCTGACAGGCTCGAACACTGGCGGCGTGGCCCTGGACGCGGGCTCGGGATTCCCGACCCGGATTGCCAACCCCTTCCTGACGCCCACCTTCGCCGCCGGCGGCGTGGCCTCGGCCTACGTCGAGTACACCTACCGCACGGCGGCCGGGACGCACAGCGAAGTCTCGCCGGAGTTCCACTGCACCTCTACCACTTGCGTGATTTCGGCTTTTCCCGCGCCGCTCGCCGGCGCTTCACAGGTGGCTCTCTATAACATCTACGTGGGAGCGACGAGTGGATCCGAGAAATGGCTCGCCACCATCAAGCCCTCGCAATTGCCCTATACGATCTCGACCACAACGGGGACGGGGACCTTTCCGCCGCACACGAACAACACCGGTGACCTGGTGGTGATCCTGGGGCCGAACACCTGCTCTACGCTCGTGGGCTGCACGCCTTCCGATCCCTCGCAGAAAAACGCGGTCTTTGGTGTGAAGGTGGGTTCAAGCACTTCCACGCTTTACCTGGACGCGGCCAGCGGATCGCCGGCCGTGGCCTACGCGGCGGGGTGCCTGTCGAACGATGACGGCGAAGAGCTTTCGGGCGCCTACCACGTTGTGTGCAGGGACGCGGCCACCTACGGTACGGCGTACGAGGGCAATGACGGGCAGCTCGCGGCCATCAACTCGTCCATGGTGGGCGTGCAGGGGGCGCAGGCGCAAGGGTCGCTCGCTACTTGCGGCGGCCAGACTCCGGGCACGGGCAACACGCCGTGCGAGCCGGGCGGCTACGGGCCTTACTGGATCGCTGGCACCGTCTACGCGGTGAACAACTACATCATCGACAACAACAGTCCTCCCCACTATCAATTGGTGACCGCGTGCGCAGGAAACTGCACTTCTGGCTCAGGCTCGGCCGGAACGACCGAGCCGACCTTTAGTACCTCGGGCGGCGCCGTGAACGACGGCACCAATTGCCCGTCTTCATGCGGAGCAAACTACGTGACCTGGACCGACCAGGGCGCCGTGCCGGCCTTGCAGAACCACTGGTCCGGGGCGGGGACGTGGCACTGGGCGCACATTGTGGACGATCAGGCGCCCATCCGGCAGATCGGCGGAGACCCGGGATCGAGCTCCACGCCGGACAGCGCCGGCGGAAATTACGTCTACAGTTCGGTGTCGGAGTCCTGCGCGGACGCGAACGGGGTGGGCCAGGGCCGTAACACTCCGATCTCGAACATCCATGGTGAAAAGGCCGCGAACCAGACCGGGCAGACGGGTCCGGCCGTGACGAACAAGGACACCGTCGACGTGGTGGGATGCTCCGGCATTGTGGTGACCAACATCCAGGGCCAGCAGGCTACGGCCGTAGCCTTTGACGCCAACACCTACGGCACGGTGATTGACGCCCAGGCGGTTTCGTCCGGGGTCTGCCCGCTCACCGACGCCATGGAGGGAATCACCTGCTCGAGTACTCCAACGGCCTTCTCGACATTTACGACCCTCGGCTTCTACGCGAGTGGCCCCACGGTGGGCGAGTACTTCTCGCCGCAATTGCCCGGCACGCTCGCGGGCATCGGGCTTGGCCTTGATCCCACGGCGATCCGATTGGCGGATGAATTCAACCAGGGAAGCACGTCGAGCGGAGGCATCGGGTCATTGCAGTGGGCCCTCTCGCAGATCGTGGGCACTACCACGGCCGTTACTTACGCGGGCGGCACGGCGCCGAACATCGGCGTGCTGACGATCACCGACCAGGCCGTCAGTGGGGACGGGGGGGACATCACGTTCGGCACGGGCGGCAGGGCGGCCTTCGGCAACATGACCACGCCGTGGGATTCGTTCTGGATTTTCGAGCTGCCGCAGTCCACGAACGTCGCGATGCGCATCGGGTACTTCACCGGGCCGAACACAGCGGTGGTGCCGCCGGACGGCTTCTATTTGCGCTTCGACACCAACCTGAGCGATACGAACTTCGAGGTTTGCAAGAACACTTCGAGCGGCGGGGAATCGTGTTCGAGCTACGGCAGCGCGCCCTCAACCTCGACCTTTTACCGGCTCCGAATCCGGAATATTACCAGCGGCGCGCCCACTACGCCGGCCATCGGAGTGAGCCTTTACAGCGCCGGGTCTCTCGTGGGATCAGAGCTGACCATTTGCAACAACGCCGGATGCACGATCGATGCCGCGCCCACTACGAATGCGATTTCCCCGGGGGCTGAGGTGGTGGCCTACACGGGCAGCGCCCAGGCGTTGAAGTTGGATGCATTCTACTTCTCGGCAACAGGCTTGACGCGATAGTTGGTAGTAGGATGGTGCGGGCAGGTAGTCTGCACCAATCAAAAAAAGAAAGGCAGGAAAGACCGGGAGCAGCGCGCCTGCACTACCCAAGTTGGAGGATTTTTCCATGTTGAAAAGTTGGAAGTTTGCGGTGTTGATTCTGGCCCTTGTGGCAAGTTCCGTGGGAGCCCAGGCGCAGCGCTCGGGCGGCGCCCACGGCCTGACAGCCCCGATCTATTGCTATCCCTGCCTGTTCTACGGCGGGGACTTCAACGGGACCAGCTCGAACGCTAATGGCACAGCCAACGAGGATTCGGGTGGCGCGCAAGCGGCCACGTTTGTTCCGTTCATCGTCCCCGCCGGCCAGACGTGGACGGTAACCGGGCTTTTCACGAATGATATCGCCGATGGGTTTGACGGCATCGATCCGGCGCAGGCCCAGTGGTCCATTTCAAGCGGTGTGGGACTTGCCCAGGCAGGCACGGTGGTCGCCTCGGGAACCAATCCGGCGAGCTTCAACCCCACCGGGCGCACTTACGAAACTTTCAATGAATACACCACGCTGGTGAAGTTTGAGCCGACAGGCTACGTGACGCTCGCGAGCGGCCAGTACTGGCTGACGGTGGTGCCGGTCTGCAGCAACACAAACCGGGAGTGCGACGTCGCCCAGTACTTCATCTCGAACACGCAGGAGCTGAACAAGTACGGGCCCACGGAGCCAGGCTCGCAGTCCTACGTGAACTCGTCCACCTTCAACCTGGATTACACACCGGCATGCGACGTGATCTCGTTCGGGTGCCAGGCGTTCAGCGCGGGCGTTCTTGGAACCGCTTCGGAGTAATTAGTGATTGGGTGATCGGGTGATTGGCGATTGCAAGGCCTTTCACCCGGTCACCGGGAAATTGACTCATTGAGGGATTGAGGGAATGGTGGAGCATCAGGAAGCCGGCGCCCAGGTCTTTGCCGGAATCGCGGTCACGCTTGCGAGCCCCGCCACTGAGTTCAAGGCCACGCATGGCGGCGAGCTTTATCGCCACAAGATCATGCGCGTGGGGCGCTGGGTTCAGGCGGGCGACCCGGTCACGCTGACGCCGGAGGATCTCAGGCAGATCGTGGAGAACTTCGACAAGTTCTGCCGCAAAGACATGCTCGTAGTCGATTACGAGCATTCGAGCCTGCATCCGGAGCGCGGCCAGGGCGGCCCGGTGCCGGCGGCCGGGTGGATCCACGAGCTCGCGACGGACGGCGAATGGCTGACGGCCACGATCGAGTGGACGCAGCAGGCGCGGGACCTGATCAGGAGCGGAGCTTATCGATTCTGCTCTCCGGCCTGGTCTGAGAATGGCAGGGATCTGACGACCGGGGCGAACATCGGCGTGAGGCTGAATTCGCTCGCGCTCACTAATCAGCCGCAAATGGAAGAGCTGCCCCCGATCCGGCTTTCGGCGATCGGCGGGGAGCAATTGGCGCTGGCATCGGCCGCCCATGCGGCGGGCGCGGACGGCAAAACAGGCTTGGACGGAGCAGTTAAATCACCATCCGCCGCTACCGGCGGTGAAGGAGACACGGCAATGAGTAAGCAAATGACTTTGCGTCCCATCGCCTCCGGTGACCTTGCAGGACACCACGGAGTGATGGACGGCGACAGCCAGGTGGGGCACATCACCGATCACCATCTCGGAAGTTACACCAAGCAGTTCTGCCACAGCATGACGGCGGCCGCACTCGCCGAGCTCGGCCTGGTGAAGCTCGCAGACCTGGGCAGCGACGTGAAAGAGGCCTCGGCGGTTAAAGCGCTGATCGACCTCGGACGCGGCGCGGAAAAGGCCAAGCAGGACGCCGAAGCCCGCACGCACCTGTTCAGCGCGTTCACCGCGCCCGATTCGAAGATTCCGGGCGCAGTCATCCTGAACGAGGCTTCGGCCATGACTCTGGCCCGCGAGGGCAAGATCACGACCGTGGACTTCATCGCGGCCTCGAGCGCGCAGAAATTGCTCGACGGCGCCGTCCAGAGCGGCCGCATCCTGCCGCGCGAACGTGGCTATTTCCTGCGCGACGCCATCGATCGGCCCACGGAGTTCGCGGCCATGCTCAAGGATCGCCCGGTGGTGGTCAGCGAGCGCGCGGTCGGGAACGGCGGCGGCGCTCCGGTCTCGGTGATGCAGGAGCTGCGGACTGAGACCGAGCGCGTGATCAAAGAGATGAGCGCGGCCGATCCGAAGTTCGCGAGCAAGGGCAAGCAGCTCCAGACGGTGGAAGCGCGCAAGCGCCTGTTCCGCGAGAATCCGGCGCTGAAGCAGGCCTACGACGAGGAACGGAACTCGCGGCGGCCGAGCCCTGCGCCGAAGGACTAGGAAATCTTCTGTGGGGCGCCGGCGGCCGGTGACCGGCGCCCGCAGACGAGTTCTGGCCGGCGACCCCAAACCGATGCATTGAGAGGAGAGCAGCTATGGCAGGACAGGGACCTTCGAACGGCTTGGTGCTCGGCTTCCGGGCTGACGCCAACGTCCGAATCTTCAAGCAAACGGTGATGGTGAAGAGCACGGCCAACGCGAGCACGCAGTCGCAGCAGTTTGCGGCCGTTCCCACGGCGGCGAACGCTCCCGGCGTGCTGGGCGTGCTCGACACCCACTTCGTTGAGCCGAACTATTTCGTGCCCGAGGGCACCAATCCCACGATCGTGACCGGCACCACGCCCACGCTCTACAACATGGAGAACAAGGCGCTGGACCTGCAGTTGAACGGCGTGGCGCGCTGCATTGACGCCACCGGCACCATCAAGCAGGGTGACATCGTGAACATCGCGGACCAGTACGGCCGCGTGAAGACGGTGAACGAGGCTGCTGGCGTGATGGTGTACCCGGTGGGGGTAGCGCTTCATGGCACGAGCGGCGTGAATGACGTGGTGCTGGTGTTGCTGAACTTCCAGCCCTTCGCAGTCGTGGCTGGAGCAGTCCTCTAAAAGGGGAATCGCTAATTAACCGCGGATGGACGAGCCTGGATGCCCCTGCCGGGCCCCATCGTAGCGAATCGCGCCCGCATGGCGGTCGGTGCGATCGTGAGGGCTTGAGTTGCCGCGCGGCGCCGCGGTGACCGCCAAGGACAAATCGCAATGGCGGATGTAAATCTGCTTTACCTCGATCAGTGGCTCAACGATTTCTCGGTGGGCTTTGAGAATGACGACTATTACGCCATGAAGCTGTTCCCGGTGCAGCAGGTGGCGCGCCAGTCCGGGCGTTACCAGATCTTCGCCAAGGAACAATTCCGCCGGGTGGAGACCATCCGCCGCGCCGGAACCGCGGCTCGCCAGGCGCCGAAGTGGACCATCTCGAATGAGCCCTACTACTGCGACGATCACGCGCAGAAGGACACCATTCCCGACGAGCAGGCCAAGAACTCGGACGGCGTCGACATTGACGTGCGCACCGTGAATTACCTGAACGATCTCATTTTCCTTGATTACGAGCTGCGCGCCCAGGCGCTGATCCTTGCCCTCGCGAACGCCGGGGCGATGAGTTTCAATCAGACGCTCTCGGGGGCGGAGCAGTGGTCGGACTTTAACAATTCGAACCCGCTCTCGGCCGTCTTCACCCAGAAGAGCGTGATCAAACGCAACATCGTGAAAGAGCCTAACACGCTCGCGGTCACCTATCCGCTGCACAACATCCTGCTGCAGCATCCGCTGATCATCGACCGGTTCAAGCATGTCGACTCCGGCGTGCTCGATGCCACCCATCTGAAGAAGGCCTTCCAGGTGGATAACTACTGGGTGATGGGCGCCGAATACGACAGCGCGAACGAAGGCCAGGCCCCGAACCTCGGCTACGTGTGGGGCGACGTTTCGGGCAGCGGCAATCCGAACGGCTGCCTCGCCATTCTGGCTTACGTTCCTGACTCTCCGGAGAAGATGTCGCCGCAGCTCGGCGTCACTTTCCGCTGGCTCTTCGGCGAGCCCGATCTGCAGGGCGTGCTCACCAAGCGCTATCGCGCCGAGCCTGAAATGGCCGACGTGGTCGAAGTGCACCGCTATGACGACATCGAGATGGTAACGCCGCTCGCCGGCGGCGTGTGGCAGAACGCAGCGTAAAGGCGGGGATTGGGGACTGGGGGTTGGGGATCGGTCCCTAATCCCTAATCCCTAACCCCGAACTCCTGGAGGTCTTATGAAGTTCCACGTTGTGGAAACATTCACGCAGGGCGACACGGTCTACATTCCGTTCGGGGCCAAGCGCGATCCGGCGGCGGTGAAGACCACTGACGGCGGCGAAGAGTTGAAGATCGACGACTCAGGCCAGATCGACCTCACTCCCAAGCAGGCCAAAAAGCTGCTGGATGATGGCTCGATTGTGCGCGGCAGCGCTTACGATGTGCTGCGCGAGATCCACCATGACGGCGTTTGCTACGTCCCGGCGGATTGTGACATGCGCGGATTCGCGGCCCGCAAAAACACCAAGGGCGAGATCACGGGCTATGAAACGCGCTCGGGCGGTAGCGGCAAGAAAATCCAGGTGGACGTCTCCGGCCTGATCGAGCTCACTCCGGTCGATGCGGAGCAGCTCTTGCACATCGGCGCGATCGCGCGGCCGAGGAAGCGGAAAACGCAGTAAGAAGCCGGGGTTTGGGGCTCGGAGTCCGGGGGTTCGGAAAGACGAATTTCCACCCCGGGTCGCGAATCCCGAACCCCGAGTCCCGGCCTCTGGAGGTTCCATGGCAATCGCAGTGGCAGTTTTCGAACGCTTCACTTTTCAGGACCGGAACGGCGTCGATCGCAGTTACAACGCGCTCCATGTTACCGGGATGACGGCCGGGGCGGCCAACACCATCCCGTTGACCGACGCGGATGGCAATCCGATCATCCGGGGCGCTACGGGGCAGGCTGTTACGCCCGCGGCGGTTGATCCTGTGGGTTGGTCGACGGACGGCAGCTACCGGGCCGCGCCCTCGCTCGACGGGTCCACGTACGCAGCCGGATTCACGGCCACGGACGCTTACGTGATCACGGCGGCCGGCGTCACGACGTGTAAGCTCATTTTGATCGGCTAGAGGCAGTTCGGACTATGGCTGGGGTGAGCCGCCGGCTCGCCCCTAACCGAACCCCGAACTCCGGACTCTTATGGCTCAAGTCACCGCCGGCTACTCGACCGTTGACAAGATCGCGGGGATGTTTCCGACGTTCACGCGCCCTCCGGCCTGGCAGCCGCAGACGCGCTATGACGCCGGCTACACCATCCGGGATTCGAACGGGAACGTGCAGCAGACTCCGCTTTCTGGCGGCCCTTTCACTTCCGGATCGGGGAGCGAGCCGAACTGGAACAGTACGATCGGGCAGCCCACCACGGACGGCCCGGCCGGTTCGACGTTTCAGTGGACGAACCAGGGCGGCTTGCCGAGCGATCAGTCGGTGAGGGATTCACAGATTGTGGCCTACGCCCTTGACGTCCAGGGCGACATCGACGCCGTGCTGCAACGGCGCTTCAATGAGGCGATCTCGGCCGTGGCCGGGGCGCTGATCGGGGCTGCAGCCTTCGCGGTGTGGATCGGGACCTTGTCCGGCGACGCGCTGGACGTACTTGAGTCGATCTGCCGTTATGGAGCGGCGGCCGAGCTCGGCGAGACCCTGGCCACGCTCGGCAACCAGAGCGCGGATAAGTTCGCGGCGCGCTTTCGCACCGACTACGAAGAGATGCTCGCGCAGCTCGCCGGCGAGGACGGGAAGGGTAACAAGCGGCCGCAGGGCGGCATGTATGACGCGCTCTTTGATCCGCTGGCCGCGCACGAAAGCGTGCGGCCGTCGCTCACTGGGATCGCGGGCGGCGACCAGCCGCGCGGGGTGAGCGCGCGGGACGAGGGGCTGAGCAACATCTTCTCAAAGTTTGATGAGAGAGAGAAATGAGCTACACGCCGGCGTTCACCGCGCTCTTCGAAGCCCCGCTGCTGCAGCAGGTCATCGCTGTGATCCAGCGCGACCAGGTGAACGCGATCGCAGTGGTGAATGCGCGGCGTGCGGCGCTCGGCACGATTCCGGGGCTCGGGCCTATCCGGGAATTCCATCTGGGGCCGGGCAGGCGGACCAAGCTGCCGTGGCTTGCGATTGGGGCGGACGCGGCGCTGCCGGACGAAGATGCGCCGCTCGTTTCGGCCGATACCGTTCACTTTGCGCTCACGCTCGACGTGGGCCAGTTCGACAACGAGCAGGCGCAGCTCGATGCGGCGGATTACGCGCGCATGCTGCGCCTGGTGATTCTGAGCGCGAACCTGCAGCCGCAGAATGCGGGCCCGGCCGATGCCTGGACGGGTCACGATGACGGTCAAGTTTGTCTTGATGGAAACGTAGGGGCGACCCGGGCGGCTCGCCCGTACGAGGAGGGAATTCGATGGACACGAAATTACTAGATCTCGAAGCTCAGGCGGCTAAGGCCGAAAAAGCGGTGGAAGACGAGAAGGCGGCGGAGGCGGCAGCCGCGGCGGCCGCTGAGTCTGCCCCTGCTCCTGCTGCAACCGTCGACGTTAAGGCAGACCCGGCCCCTGCCGCCGCGATCGCGCCGAACCCCGAACCCCGAACCGTCCCCGCGAAGGCGGGGAGCCCTGTGTATCAGGTGGTGGAAGGCGGGCCGCTCAAGATCGCGAAGCCTGCCGGGCTTGAATACACCGCACCTCACATGGTGGCGCCAGGACCCGGCAAGGACCAGGCGGGGAATCCCGTGCAGGCGGGCGATCCCCTCTGGGTGAAGCCGCGCGAGCGATGGAAGGGCTTCCCTTCATCGCTCACGCTCGAGGCCGGCCACATGCTTCGCCTGGCTGCGGACGCCGGCGAGGACGCCGTGAAGCTGGTTGCGAGTTTGGTCGAGCGAGGGCTTGTGAAGCTGAGGTAGGGGCGACCGGCCCGGTCCCGCCGTACGGCGGGCGCACCGAGGCACCTGGTACTTCTGGAGGGAAATGTGGCGAACACAATTTTCAGCGTGAATCAATCCCGGATCTTCGAGGGTCCCGGACGCTTCTGCTACAACTGGTGGCTTCCGGGCGCCGGCGCGCAGACCATCGTGGACGGCTCCACGCCTCCGCAGCTTGTGCCTCCGGTCTCGCCTCCCGTCTACCAGACCTCGCACGCCTATTCGATTGACGATCAGTTTTCGGACACCACCAACATCCAGCGCGTGGTGGATCCCGGCACCAGCCAGAGCTCGGGCGCTCCCACCTGGAACACGCAACTGTTCGGTCTGACGACGGACACGGGCGGCGTGACGTACATGAACCTCGGTCCCATCGGCGGCACGTTCCTTGGGGCCACCGAGGGCGCCATGGAAGTGGACATCCAGGACGACACGGCCGACGTGAGCGCCGATCAGTTCCGTGCCCCGTTGCTGCGCTTCGCGGTGGATTGCAAGGCGTCTATCACCGTGGACCTGCTGCAGACTGAACTTGACTTCATCGCGCGCGGCCTGGCGGCTTCGCAATACAGCACCGGCACCAACTCCCTCTATCCCACCGGGGCCCAGGCTTACGAAGCGATCACCTTCGGCGGCGTGAACTCGCCCTTTGTTCCCAAGGTTTGCCTGGTGGCGATCATGCAGAAGCCGGGCTGGTCCGCTCCCTCGAAGAGCCATATCGTCACGTTGTACGGGGCGAGCGTGGGCAAGCAGGGCATCAAGATGTCTGCGCAGCTCAAGAAAGCGAACGTCTACAAGGTGAAGTTCGACGGCCTCACCGTGGCCAGCCGGGCGGACTATGACCAGATCGGGCAGTGGGTGAACCAGACCTAAGGGCTACTCGGAGTGAGTGGAGGTTTCCGTGGCTGAAGAGCAAAAAGCCGCCGTTTCAACTCGTGAGCAATTCCGCACGGCGGCAGACGCCGATCGCGCGTCCCGCGTCCAGCTCGTCAAGCTGCCCAGCGGCCTGCTGGCCCTCCTGGTGAAGCCGTCGCCGGTCGAGGCCTTCTATATCCTCGGGCAGCTTCCGCAGCGCGTAGCGGCCGTGGTGGCCCCTGGCGGGGTCAAGAGATTCAACCCCGAGGAGCAGGCGGAAGCTGCGCGCCAGACGATCGCTATGGCGCGGTTTGTATTCTTCGAGCCCAGGGTACCCGACGATCTGGTCCCAGGCGCCGGAATCCTGGTAAGCGATGTGGAGTGGGCACTTCGCTGGGCAGGAGGCGAGGTCACCGAAACCGGCAGTGACCTCGCGGCCTTTCGCGGAGAGGCACCCGGACGAGATGTTGAAGCTGGCCAACATCGCGGAGACGTGGAGCACCCGCCCAAGCACCATGCTGGGCATTCGTGACGTGACAGAGGCTTTCCAGATGGACTACGCCTGCGCGGCACTGCTCTGGCAGGACCGCGAAGAGAGATTGAAGCGTCTGCAAAAAGAATAAGGGGTTGCGCGTGTGGGCGGAGGTGCCGGCGTTCTCGGATTGCTTTTCAATATCTCGGCGGATCCTGCTGAAGCGCAGGAGGCGCTGGAAAGTTTCCAGGGAAAAGTAGAAGCTGTGACTGGGGCCGCCAGCGGCAGCTTTGGCGGCCTGAATTCCATCCTCACCTCTGGTATCGGAGCGTTTTCCCTCTACACAGGTGCGATCACGGCCGTGAGTGGGGCGCTGTTTGAGTTCGCCGACAAGGAAGCCAAGGTCGGCGAGAGCATCCACCACGCGACCGAAGTCACCGGCCTTTCGGCGGCGGCTCTTTCCGGCCTGCGGGCCGAATCTCAGCACACCGGCGAGTCTTTTGACAGCTTGACAACTTCGCTCGGCCGCGCCACGCGGAACATCGCCCAAACCGCCGATACGGGCAAGGGGGCGCTCACCAGCCTTTTCACCGAAACCCAACTTCAAAGCCTCCAACTGCTGCCGGTGGATGAGCGCCTGCACGCCGTCTTGCAGCGCATCTTCGCATTGACCGACGAGGGCGAGCGTAACCGGCAGCTCCAGGCGCTGCTCGGGCGCGGCTGGCAGACCAACATCGAGACCTTGAAGGCGCTGGCGGCTCAGGGCTTCGACCCGCTGATTCAGAAAGCGAAGGACCTGCACCAGTTTTACGACGAGCAGCGCGTAGAGGAAGCACACCAGTTCGACCTGGCATGGAACGATCTGAAGGCCACCTTTGCCGGACTCTCCGATCAGATCGGCGCCGCTCTGGTGCCGGCCTTCACGCACCTTTTCGAATCGATCTCGCACGGCAGCCCCGAGCTCGCGGAGATGTCGCAGCGCGCGCAGCAATTCCAGCAGGACCTCGACAAGTACGGCGTGGCCCTCGACCTTAACGGCCAGATGGTGACCAAGGATGAGGCTGCCAAGCGGAAGGCTAAACAGACCGAAGACGAGTGGCACGATTCGAGCGCCAGGAGCGTGGACGCCATCAAGGCACAGGTGGCCGGGCTGAAGATAGCGGTTCCCGCGTGGGCCTCGTCGCTGAAGATTGTTGGCGAACACAAGGTGGCCACGGACGAAGACACGGAGTCGGTGAAAAAGCAGAAGACCGCGATCGAGGAGTTGGCCGACAAATCACACAAGTTCTGGCAGGAATACAACGCTGGGCTCACTGAGGGCTCGGACAAGATTCCTACGTTCCTTACCGAAATGCAGCAGCTCGAGAAGACGGTCGATGATGTCGTCAAGGAAGCGATTAGCGAGGGCTGGCGGCGCTTCACGGCGTTTCTCTCGGGCGACTTCAAAGCGGTCGGCCTGAGCGCCGGCTCGTTTTCCATCACCGATCCATTCGGGCCTTTCGCAACCTCCGTTATGAAAGCGGTCCCGCCGCTGCACAATCTCAATCAGGCGGCCGACCAGTACTACAAAACGCTGCTGAAGATCCCGCCGCTGCAGGCGACGTGGACGTCAGACAACGATAAGTTTCTGGTCACGAGCGCGCGGTGGATACAGCAGGTCGGCTTGATGAAGGAGGCGCTGCAGCTTTGGGAGAACACGGGCAAGCAGGCCTTCACCAGCATCGGCAACGCGATGGGCACGGCCGCGGCCAACGCCATCGTTTACGGCAAGAACTTCGGGGCGGCGATGGAGCAGGCGCTCAAGTCGACTTTGACCTCGATCGCGGGACAAGCGTTCGGCTACGCCATCATGGCCACCGGCATGGGCTTCTATGATCTTGCACGGCAGGATTACGCAGACGCGGCGCTGAACTTTGAGGCGGCGGCGATCTTTGGCTCCATCGGCGGCGCGGCGGCGGGGATCGGCGCGGCCATTCCGGGAGGCGGGGCGGGGGGGGCTGGCGGCTCGGGGCGCGGTCCGGGTGGGGTTCCGGCGAATTACAACTCCGGAACGATCACGCCTCGAGGTCCCGGCGGGGTGAGCGGCGGCGGCGGAGTGCAGGTGGTGATGAACATTGACGGCCTGGTCTCCGCCGACACCCTCGAGGAGATCGCGCCGGCCATGGCGGACGCGCTCTCTAGCGCGGTCCAGAGCGGGCAGGGGCAGCTTTACGCGACTACGACGGTGAGGAGGCCGAATGCGACGCAGGGAGGGTGAGGTGGTAGGGGCGACCCGCCGGGCGACCCGCCGGGTCGCCCGTACGATGTCAGGGGCTGCGCTCAGAATAGGTTGGCTGGTGGTCTTATCACTTGCCACTTGCCACTTGTCACTGGCTCAATACGGCCATCGCGCCAACGGCTTCGCGTTCGTCAACGCTCCGAACGGCCTGGTGGCGGCTCCGGGGTCTTCGATTCATGTTCTGGTGGAAGAGGGCCAGTCGCTCACTTGCGGCCAGACGCCTTATGCCGCGATTTACAGCTTCTCGGGCGGGAGCTACCACTCGATCTCGCAGCCCGGGTTTGTGGCGGACTCGAACGGCAATTACGACTGGTACGCGCTGCCCACCTCGATCTATCGCGAGGAAGTGAATAACGGGTCAACCTGCTTCATCATCCCGAACATCACGCTGCCGCAGGGCGTGCTGGTGCTCTATTCCTCGAACTTCCCCGGCGCTTCCAGTAATGCCCAGGCGCTCGCGGCCTGCCAATCTACGAGCGGCGCTCCGGTGACCGTGATCATCCCGTCCACGGCGGCCGCTGACAACACGGTGGAAGCCTATCCGCAGTACTGCTCCGTGCAGGACCTGCGCGGCAGCGTGGGACCGAACCAGTTCGGCACCGAGGGCACGGCTTACTCCGAAGGCACCATTTTCCGGTCGCGCTTCGCCACGGCGCCCAACAGCGTGCAGAATTACGGGTCGCTCGAGTGCTACCTCTCGGATGACGCCGGCGGCTACAACACGTCCGGCGGCCCGAAGACCACTTACATCTGCATGAACGCGATTTCGCACTCCGTTTCGCAGGGCACGCACTACGGCGTCCAGTCGATCATGGGCGGCTTGGGCGAAGGCGATGAGCTCACCTTCTACGGGCAGGCGCAGTGCTACGGCGGGTCAAACGCCACCGGAGACGAAGGCTGCGAAGCGGGGCACTTCGAGGCCGATCAGGGGTCGCTGGTGTTCACGGGGACGGTGGCCACCTATGCGAACATCGGGTCCACCAGCACGATCACGTACACCAGCCCGGTGAACGAAAGCGTACGCGGCGAGCTGCGCTGGATGGTGGACACCAACGCCTCGAAGATTTACTCGACGGGTACCATCACCGGCATCAGCGGCGTGCCGCCCGTGGTGACGGGATCGGGTACCGGCTGGGCCACGCAGTTCGGCACGGGCGCGCGCACGGGCGACCTGTGCTTTGCGCTTGCCAACGACACCAACACCGGCTACACGCCGAACGTGCTCAATGTGATCCCCGTCGCGTCGATCGGTAGCAACACCAGCCTGACCCTAAACCTGCAAGCGGTGGGCGTGAACAAGGGCTACAGCTCCATCAATCCGACCGGCAATTACCAGATCTTCGAGTGCAGCCAGGTGGCGCCCGGAGGCCTCGGCGGCGGCTCCGGTGACGTGGTGGTGACCAACGGCTACACGAGCTGGGCCGCGGCGGACACCTTCGCGATGTATCCGAACTATGACGCGCAATTACGCGGGCTGATCGTGGACATCAACCCCACGCTGCCCATGGCCGTCTCGCCCGGCGGGATCTGGCTGATCAATGAAGCGGCCGCCCGGACCCAGGGCTACATCCCCGGCCTTTCGCTCTTCGGTCCGTGGACGGACGGCGTAGCCTGCGGCACGCTTTCGAACTCCTGCATCCAGGAGGATTCGACGGGCAACGCCTTCCTGATGTACCAGAGCACGGCCGACAGCTACCTGAGCTGGGGGTGGGACTCGAATGTTGACTTTGTGAAGTTCGGCTGCGACAAGACCACCGGCGCCTGCAGCGTTACGGATGGCACGAACGGGCAACTGCTCGAGGTGGACCAGAACAAAGTGACGCACGTCGCCGCCATCGTACAGGACAAGGCCACCCACGTCACGAGCGGCGAGATCGCGCTGGGCCTGGTGCAGGGCCCGTACGGGACCTCGTCCGGATGGGGCACGGGAGCCTCGGTCACGAGCGTGAAAAACGACAGCAACAGCCTGAACGGATTGACCGTGTTCACGGTGGGCACGTCGCCGGGTACTTATCCCATGGTCGAAGTGCCGTTTGAAGGGATCAGCCCGTCGTCGGTGACGTGCCAGGCGACGTTCATCGATCAGACGGGAATTGCGCCGGCCATCCCGTATTACGAGGAAGGCGGCACGGGGGCGGCCGGCAAGCCCTATATCGGATACATCTGGCCGGGCGGCGGCGTTCCGCCTTCCTGGACGGGGACCTCGCCCACGGCGGGCGAATCGCTGACGCTGACCTGGAGTTGCGCCTGGCTGCAGTAGGGGCGACCCGGCGGGTCGCCCGTACGAATCGGCGGGTCGCCCGTACGAATCGGCGGGTCGCCCGTACGAATCGGCGGGTCGCCCGTACGAATCGGCGGGTCGCCCCTACGGATCGGCGGGTCGCCCGTACGAATCGGCGGGGTCGCCCTTACAAGCCGCGCCCGTACGTGATTTTCTATGCCTGTTCTTGGACCGAGCTCCGGTAGCGCGTACCCGCAGATCCTCTACCCGTCCTCTGCGCCGGTACCGGCATGCGTGGTGGGCCAGCAGCCGGGCGGGTCGCTTCCTTCGCGCTGGGAATTCTTCGTGGTGACGTACGAGACGCCCTACGGCGAGAGCGCGCCCAGCGGCATCACGGGGATCGACGTCAATCCGGACGAAGTGGCCGTGATCACTGCGCCGGCGCTCGTGAGCGCGGCCACGCCGGTGAACGGCTGGAACCTCTACGGGCTCTCGCAATCATCGTCCGTGGCGCCGCCGCTGGCGGATCTCGAAAAGTTGAACGCGGCGCCGCTGCCGCTCTGGGCGATCGTGGGCGGCGTGCAGGCCGCGAATACGTACGTGGAACCGAACACGGGCATCCCGACCGGCGGCGGTCCGCCGCCCACCGGCTGGGCTTACACGCTGCTGAATCTGCGCGTGTTCCCTAACAAGATTCCGGCCTTCTCATTGAAGGTGAATCGCACGAAGACGCGCAGCTACGCGGGCTTTTTGCAGGCCTTTGAGCAGTTCCAGGATAACTTTCTTGAGTTCGAAATGCCGCGCATGACGACCGGCGCTGACGTGGCCGCATGGGACGCTTTCCTGACCTGGGCGGCCGGCGGCGGAGCCTTCGATTACTACCCGAACGGCGGCGCGCCCGGCGGCGCTTTCACCAGCTACTGGTGGATCGAAAACGACGACATTAAGGCCAGCTACAAGAGCCCCGGATGGTACGAAGGCAGCTTTAAGTTTACGCAGGCGATCTTTTGAGAGGGGCGGGCCATCGGCTCGCCCGTACGGGCGACTCGCTGGGTCGCCCCCGAATGAAGCGATGATACCGGCAAGCCCACAATGGACCGCAGCGCTCGCGACCGGCGCGAAGCCCGTCTGGAGCCTCACGCTCACGGGCTATCCGCGCGTGTTCACCAGCATCAATCCGGGCCTCGGCGTGGCGGCGCAGTTTCCGTGGATCTCGAAGATCTCCGCTTACAAGCAGCAGGCGAATGACCAGGACGGCGGCAGTTCCATCAGCGCCATGAGCGTCACGGTGCTCGATTACGCCCATCTGATCACCAACGACTTTCCCTCGATTCCGAGCGGGTTCAAAGGCATGACGGCGGTGCTGCAGGTCGGCTTCCGGGATCTCCCGCTCGCTTACTGGATGACGATCGCCACGCTGGTGGTGGACAAGGTCTCGAACAGCGATGACAACACCACTTATGTGTTCCGTCTGCGGGACCAGAGCGTGATCCTGCAGCAGCAGGTCTACCAGTTCGGCGACGACGGCTATTACACCAGCTCCCAGCACCCGAAGAGCGTGGGTCCGGAAGCGCCTCTCTCGATCCTGCAGGACGTGCTCGCGCAGGTGCAGCCGGTGCTGCCTTTCAACGCGCCGGCCGTCGCCGAGTACGAGGCCGGGTTGCTCGCCGGGGCGCTGCTTTCCTTCACCCTGACGCGCTCGGAAACCGCCAAGGACTTCCTTGAGCAGGAGATTATGAAGATCTTCGGCGGCTACTGGTTCTTCAACTACGCCGGCCAGCTTACGCCGTTCTTTTTCATCCCCTTTGTGCCGCCCGCGGTGGTCTTCGCGCTGGACCAGTCGAACCTGACGGCCGTTCCGGTGGCCGATGAATCGGATCTCGTGAACGAAGTCGATCTCACCATGGATTACACGAGCTCGAGCTTCGCGGCCGAAGACATCGAGATCTGGGCCACCTCGGCCGGGCTCTACAACCTGGTGAACTCCACCACCATCGACAGCCGCGGCGCCCGCCTGAACTTCGCGGCCTGGAGCTGGGCGCGCCTGCTCGCGCACAACTATTTCCTGCGCTACGGCAGCTTCAACCAGACGTACGACGTGACGGCCATGTGGACTCCCTCGGTCCTCGCTGGCGTGGCGCAACAGGGCGTGAGCCCGATACAGCTCGAGCTTGGCGATCAGGGTTACCTGAGCGGCAGCGGCGTGCCGGATCGACTGACCGGGACGATCGGCCTGCCGAATCGCCTGGTGGAAGTGGTGGGATTCTCGAAGGACTTTGAAAAGGGAACCGTGGACGTTTCGCTGCTCGACAAGAGCTGGCTGCAGGCGCTGACGCCTTACCAGGTGGCCCCGGACACCGCGCCGGACTACGCGAGCGCGAGCCCGACTGAGCGCGAGACGTACGCCTACATCGGTAGCGCCGCGACCGGGACGTTTTCGACGGGCGCCGCGAATCAGGTGATTTACTGATGCTCTCGAACGCCGGCGGACCGCTCCCATTGTCGCTCGGTTACGCGCCGGGCCTGGTGGACATTCCGGACTCACTCTTCACGCCTCCAAACGTCTTTGGCGACGTGCTGCTGGCGCGCATGCGCTCGAACGCGGACTGGAACGCTTCCTGCCTCGAATGCTTCTATGCCACCGCCTACAACGGCGACTCGATCACGCTACCCATCTCGCCGGCGACCGGGTACGCCTACCAGCCCTGGGAGTGCTTCATCTTCGGCGCCTGGTCCGGCACCTACGGCATCCAGGGCGGCCCGAGCGCGAGTGGCCAGATCCAGTTGATGTACGAATCCATCAGCGAGGGCGGCAGCCGCACCTCGAGCAATCTGAAGGTGGCCACCGCGATCAATTACTACGTGCAGGGCGGCCAGTACGCTCCGACCAACGATGGCAACCTGCAGGTGTGGTACATCTGCCAGCGCGGCTGGGGCCAGGTGACGCTCGGCGCGATCCCGGGCTTCACCGATCTGCCCGATTCCGATTTCGCGCAGGACTCGCCTGTTACACAGACCATCTGGCGGCAATTGAACCAGAACTGTAAACTGCCGCGCCGCGAGTTCTTTTTCAATAATGCCGTGCCCGTGGTGAGCGCATCGCGCGGCGGGAACCTGGTCACTGTGCAGACCAAGACGCCGCATGGCCTGTCCGTGGGCGACGGCTTCTTTTACCTCTATCCCAACGACAATACGTTCGCCTCTTCACCCTCGAATGCGCTGCCGGCGGGCCTCGGCCTCCAGATCGGCGCGTACGTGGTGATCAGCGTGCCGAACGCCACCACGCTCACGTTCCAGCAGCAGAACGGAGGCTACAACGCCACCACCGCGGGCGGGCGCATCCAGAAGGCGCAGTACGTCAACGGCGACACGGTTCCGCTGCCGGTTTCATCGATCGACGGTTACCAATACAGCTACGCAGAGTTGAACATGGTGCCGCTCGTGAAGTACACCGGCTCGCCCACGCATTCAGGGCCGTCCGGACCAGGCCGAATCCGCGAGCTCGGGCCGTTCGGGATTGATCCGTCCACCGGCGTGCTTTCCTGCGCGGTCACCTATTACGATTCGAGCTCGCACGCCACCACCGACGGCTGCTGCGACGTGGCTGTGTTCGCCCAGCGCGCTCTCGCGGGATCGCCGCCCATGGCCGAGCAGCACATTCAGTACAACGGCACCGACGAGAGCGCGTACCTCACGCCGCTGCCGGGCGATCTGCCGCTCGGCACGCTCACCGACGAGATCATCCAGGAGCTGAATGACGACGCCAAAGAGGCGATCGCGCGGCCGGAGTTTTTTTTCACCACGCAGGGCAATACGGCGCAGATCGCGCTGCAGACTTCGCCGCTCGACGATTCAACCTACGGCCGCAGCCAGCAGGTGTACCTCGCCGCGCTCGAGGATTCGGGCGACACGGGCTCGACGTGTATGGGCAGCTTCCAGATCGGCGTGACGCAGAGCGCCATTTATTGGGCGCCGGACATCAATTACGCGGTCGGCACCACGGTGGTCGACACCTACGGCTACTACCGCACGGTGATCACGCCGGGCACGAGCCAGGACGAACCGCCGAACTGGCCCACGCCCTGGATCGCCCTGACCAACTACGCCGCCACGGGCTATGGTCCGGGCGGAACCCAAGGCCAGATCATCATCGACGACAACGGGAATCAGCAGCTCTGCATTCAGGCCGGAACGTCGGGAGCCTCGCAGCCTGGAGCGTGGGGCACAAGCGCTGGAGCCCAGACGCACGACGGCAGCGTGATCTGGCAGTTCTACGGGACAGGAGAAAACACGGCGGACGGGTCAAGTCTGGTGTGGGAATACGCGGGCCCGGCCGGCGACGAAGCAGGCGTGGTAACAGCCCTGGCCAACGGAGCGGCAACCGCCGTCGCCCAGGTCATTGTGGTTTGTTCGAGGAGTTGAGTGATGCGGGCACGGAGAGCAATTCCGGCGTTAGAGCGCCGAAACCATCCGCAGTGCCACCTGCGAATGACCCTTTCGGGCTGCTCTCCTGGGATGACCGGTGGTGGTGGGTCATCGCCCGCTTTGCTAGTGTATCGAGCTAAGGACGTGGACATCCCCAGATCTACGTCCGAGGCCCTTATCGGAACAATGATTGACGCGAAGGTCTTGCTGAATGATCTCCGCACCCATCAGGGCGAGGAACCGGCGTTGAAGATGCCGGGCGGACCAAACTCGGGCCTGAGCGTCAGATTGCCCTAGCGGAAAGACAGCTTGCCATCGTCGTCGCAGGCGTACTTGCGTCCGTCGTCATCCCACTCCATGATGAAGACGGACGCTTCACCAGCGATGCCGAGCCTGTATTTTTGAGACAGGGCTGTCATTTCGGCAAGGAACTGCCGCTCGGATTCTGGTGTTATATGCGCGGCGAGGGTCGGCTCGCTACGTGGTACTTCTCTGGCTCGTTCAGCGTGAGTCGTCAT